ACCGAATTGATGCAAACCCTTACGGCCCCTGATGGTTGGGGCGACGCCGATTTGACTTCTTATCTAGACCAAGATGGACGGGTCTGTGAAATCTACAATGGCAATACGGATTCAGCTGTGGAACGCGATCTGGGCATGAGAAAGAATGGTTCTTCCTTGGATAGATACATCCTGGTTCATGAGAGCGAGTCGGGGGGGAATAATGGCCCCGTATTCGTAACAGAAACAGATTCGTCCGGCATAGTCGAATTATATTGTGGTAGCACTACCGCAATAGTTCGTTTGGTTGGTTATTTCAAGTTCTCATCTTCAATTTCAATAGGACATAGTTTCGGAGTGATAATAGCATGAGCAGCATCTTAGATTTAGATGGGGATACTATAACTTTAACTGCCGATGATTATTACCAATATTATCAAATTACAGATACTAGCACAGGACATAATGGCACTCTTATTTTAGAAGAGGGCGCGCATTTACGCTTTGATAATGCATCGGACGCTGGATTCAATAGCGAAGCTTTGTATATAAATATTCATATAAATGGAACTTCTACTAATAATTGCGCTATTACCTCCGTAGACCCATGGCCATCCAGTCAATGGACTATGCCTGGACCAGCTACTTATATCGATGCGTATTATTGCGAATTCCGAGATTATACGGGTGAAAAGCAAGCGCAATCTTGGGCTTTCGATAATTGTCTTATGGCTGGCGAAAGATATTGCTCCGGCGACGATCTAAAAAACATGACCCAAGCCCAACTGGAAAGGATACCTCTAGGTATAATGGTGGAATCTGGCACAAAATGGGTAAAAGCTAAATTACAGCAATACGGTTTAGCTGGATGCCATACTGATGAGCCTTCGCTGGCTGCATTGTATATGTCAATCGTACAATTATTATTACGATATAGGATGGATGGCACTAAACCGCAAAGCCTTTCGATGGGTGGCTTGAGCATGAGCGACGATATAGATGGTGCGATTGAGTCCCTAGTAAAAAACGCGGATCGTCTATGTAATGAATATGTAAAGCGCAATGCCACGATCTCTCGCTTTAGGAAATATATGATAAAGGTGAATCCGTAAATGTTGCCTGGTACAAAAACCTGGTTACGACAAACAATAACCCACTATCCCTTCGTAAACTATAATAGCGAGGGGCAACCCACTTTCGGTACGCCATTTAGCGTAAAGTGTCGTGTAGAAAAACGAAATCAAAATATCATAAGTATAGATGGGAATGAAGTCATTAGTACCTTACAGGTTTATATCGATGGTAGCGAAACATTTACAGTAAATGATAAAATCATATTAAGCGATAATATTTCACCCCCAATACTTTCTATCGAAGAACAGATAGGTCCAGATGGGACCATTATGATGAAAACAATATACGCATGACAATAAATATCGTAACTGGACAGGATGTAAAAGACCAGAAAGACCTAGAACGAGCGATAGACGATTATATCACTCATTATTTCGATGAAGTTAGAAAAGCGTTATATCAATGGGGCAGGGAAACCATGAACATATCCCGCAAACAATGCCCAATAAATACGGGACGATTACGGGCAAGTCGCAGAGTATCTATACCCCGTAAAGACACGTCTGGAAGTTTTTTTATCGATCTTAGTTACAATACCGATTATGCAGTAAGAGTGCACGAGAATCTGGAAGCTTATCATAAACCACCAACTAAAGCCAAATATCTAGAAGATCCAGTTAGAGAGCGTTTGCCACATCTGCAAGAAAATATAATAAAAAGAATAAATCGATGGCATGAGGTTAAAAAATGACAATGTGCGAGGATTTGGCCTCATACCTAGCTACGAAATTAAGTATGACGGTGGGCAATAATATATTTACACACCAAATGCCTTCTGCAAATCAAACAATAATCTGCCTCTATCAATATGGTGGCGAACCAATGGATTTAGTGGATGATTATGAATTCCCGCAATTACAAGTAAAAGCCAGAGCCATCACCGCACTTGCAGCATTACAGAAGCTGGATGATGTACGGGAAGCTCTGCACACTTTGAGCGAGGAAATAATAAATGGTACTCGTTATCTTTATATATCGGCTTCCTCAAGCCCAGCTTATTTAGGCACCCAAAAACTAGATAGCGGATATTTGATGCATCAATTTACTATGAATTTTAGCGTTATTAAGGAGGTTGGATGAGTAGTCATATCCTTAAAGGTTACAAATTCTTTTTCGGTCCATACGACATTTCCAGTTTGGTAGAAAGACCCAGGTTCGATTGGCGTACTGCTGTAGTAGATAATACGGGAATGTCAGCAGAAACCTATCGAAGTTTTCTATCTGGACTTGAGGAAGGGCGCTTCGATCTGGAAGCCTATTGGTCAGAAGGCTCAACAGAATTAAGCGGTGTGCTAGAGAATCCAAATCTTAATTATGATGGAAATCCAGTAACCCTCTATCCCAATATAGAGCCAGGAACATTCGGTGGTATATCGGCACAAATCACAAGAGCCATTCCCATACGCAGCGAGAAAATAGGCGATATAGCACGTTTGCGCTTTATGGCACAATTATATAGTCCAGCCATTCGTACCACCCCGATATATCCTCTAACTACTCGCACAGCAACAGGCACCTTCGATACTACACCCCTGAATCTAGGTTCAGTAGCTAGTGGTAAGAAATTGTATGGATTCTTGCATGTTACTGATGTAAGTGGTGGTTTGACTAGCGCAGTAATAAGCTTTCAATCCTCCAGCTCGGAGGGGGGCTCGTATAGTACCAAATTGATTTTTTCAACGGTTTCGGGAACGTATGCAGAAATGAAAACAATAGATGGCCCCATTACAGACACTTGGTGGCGGCAGAGATGCAGTATATATGGTACGCCACCATTATCGATCACGTTCACAAGTGCTTGGGGAGTTAAGTGAGGTAAATATGTCAAGTTTTGTACCAAAAGATTGCTATGTAAAAATTAACAATATAGATTTAAGTGACCATGTTACTGATGCCACTCTAACAGTAAATGGAGAGCAGGTTGATGATACCGGAATGGGTGCGGGTACGACATACCGGTGTTTTCTAACTGGATTGCTGAATTGGTCTTTGGAAGTAGAATTTAAGCAAGATTACGAATCGGGGAAAGTGGATGCAACGCTCTGGCCACTTATGGGCGCATCTGCGTTTACCGTTGAGTATCGACCACGATCCGGTTCAAGAAGTGGGACCAATCCCGCTTATACGGGCTCTGCATTGCTTGAGGCTTATCCGGTGATCTCAAACCGGGTGGGTGAAATGGCCAAAAGCCGAGTGGTTTTCCGTGGGAGTGGAACTTTAAGCAGATTAACATCGTAGGTGAAATATGGTGCATTATAATGTAAATGATCTAGTAAAAGCGAGGAGTAAATTACCCCTAGAAGTAGAAGTACCAGATTTGGGTACTGTGCGCTTTATACCTCTAAGTATTGCCGAGATCGAGGAGGCTAATATTAAAGGGGTTTCTGATGCACAAGGCACTTATATGCTTTGGCAAATGCTAGCTAAAGCAGAACCAGGACTTACCATTGAAGATGTGCGTAGTTGGCCCTCGCATATAACTTATGCTATTGCGGACGCGATCTTCAAACGCCTGGATTTTCGGGCGAAGCCCTCCATCTAGCATTGCACCGCAATTCCACGTTACAGAATATAGGTTTACTCTGCCATGAATATCACTTATTGCCACATCAGGTTATGGACCTATCCCAACCCGAGTTTAATTTTCTTCTGGGTTGGCTCTCATGGCGAAATGAAACGATAGAAGAGAACGCGAAAATTCAAAGGAGTCTATAATGCCAGAAGCTACACTCACCATGCGGATACGCGCAATAGATGAAGCTACATCTACCATAAAGCGCGTGAAAGCCGAAGCCAGGGAAAGCTTGGGTCGAGCCTCGGTAATAGGTGGCGCAGTAGGTGGCTTGGTAGCTGGTGGCGTAATGGTGATGTTCCAGGGCTTACAAATGGCAATGCATTCCCTGGTGGATATCGGTAAAAAAATCTTCAATCAAATGGTGGAATCCTCGGGCTATTTGAAAATGTCGATGAAATTATGGCAACACGCCATAAATGAAATATTCCGACCTATTGGCGATATGATAGGCATGGCACTAATGCCTTCATTACTGGAACTTACTAAGACCACGCGGGAAAATTATGCCGAATTCCTAAAGAACATTCGTAGCGGAATGAGCATCCAAGAAGCTCTAAAGATAGCTACTGAGAAGAATACTGAAGCATTGGGCGAATTCCTAACAGAAATGATACCCGTACTTATGGCTACTATTGATGCTTTGATTCCGTTGGTTTCGCTTGCCGTCGAAAAATTAACTCCGGTTATTGTGGATGCATTGATTAAGATCGCACCCAAAGTGGGCGAAGCAATTTATAATGCAATGATGGGTGCTGCCGAGGATGCGATAACTGAAGCCATAGAAGATGCGACTGGTTGGGATTTGCCAAGCATTCCCGAGATGCAACCAGGCCAGCAACAATTACAACAGCAGACCACTAACGATTTCTTCTCAGGATTGGGGAGCTTTTTTAATGATGTGTGGACGGGCAAGATTTGGGAGCCTGGATGGAATTTGGGCTGGGATCGTCCGAGCTCAGTACCAGGTGTGGGTGCGGGTGCTGGAGCTACGGTACAAAATAACTTCTATGCGCCCGTATATGGTAAAGAAGATATCGATGATGCAGTAGATAGAGCACTTCAACGTAATTATTCCAAGATTGGGGTGATTTAAATGGCGTACTATATTTCAGGCGCTTATGAAGAGGGTGCTGGTAATGCTACCCTGAATAATGGCTCTGCTGTCGTTACCTCATCCGGCTTATTCGGTGCTGTCGAAGCTAATAATATTATGGTCTTTAATTATACGCAGAGTACTTATGAATACAAAGGCTGGTGGGCTGTTGTAAAATCAAAGACCTCTTCATCATCTATAACAATGGATCGAAACGCACCCTATTCGGGATCGGTGCCTTTCAAATATTCGGACTATAAAGCCGATCTAGGAAAGATTCTGTTACCTATGCGTATGGCGCTAACATCACCCATGGATGTAATGGGTATGCCTGGACAAAATACTAGGACTACGCTAGTCTATGATAGTGGTGGAGTAATACGCACTATAACAGTAACAGCGCAGATAAGCGGAGATAGGGATGACGTTTCGAACAATCTAGATCGGATAGAGCGATTGATGGATGGAGCGCAGTTTATGAAAAATCCCTATTTGCTTTGCTTACCCGAATATGCTTGGTGGGATAATGGAGGCTGGTATTCTGTGGCTATCAGGGATTTTAATTTTGATTTCCTGAAAACAGATGGTACGATAGCGAAATATACGCTAGTATGTATAGAACGGTGGTGATATGACTCACATTAGCGAACTGAATCTAGACGGTGTAAATTGCAAGAATGCTCTAACACGAGGTTTGTTGACAAAACGTCTAAATGCCGTAAATGTATTAAATTTAACTTTTGCGAAACCCGTTTTAGATAGTTTGCTAGATGGTGTAGATATTGATGATAATATTGAGTTAATCATTCTTGGCAATGATTCCAACGGCGCATCCTTTTATGATAGCCAATTCCAGGGGATGATTACATCAGCGAACCCGAGGGGGCGCACTATTGAGATCGAGGCAAAAGCATCGGGGAAAGCTTTGCCTGAAAGGATTTATGATGGCGGTATGTGGGGTACTGTAGATGCCGTGGTCGAAGCTCTTACAGAATATACTGCTGGCCTTACTTTTACAAATCTAGCATATCCTACCGAAACCGGTTTAAGTATTACCAAAATGTATGGACTCAATCAGGATTGCCTTACTTTGTTAAATCGTTGTTGCGATATGTCGGTGAATCCCCCCAGTCCGAGATGGGTATTTTTCCAGGATGGGCGTAGTATGAATTATCTTAATTGGGATCGATTTGGAAGAGAATCCTCGGGTATTATTTTGAGCAATAAAACCAATGTGTGTGGAAATCCCATATGGCGCGAAAGCACCAATGAGATGTGCAACGAAGTAACTATTTTCTTCTCGGGTGGCGTACTACGCGATTCTAATAATACCAGCATAAGTATATACGGCACGCACGCTAGAACTTATCATATAAATGCTATAGATAATAAGAATGATGCACAGCTAGTTGCCGATATGATTCTTTACGATTACGCATACCCGCGCGAATTAATCACGCTAAAAGCCAAGCATGAGAAATTAGTACCAGATCAGAATAATCCCGAGATTCTTAACAAAACCTATTATATTACCGATCTGGCGGTGAATAAAAGCTCTGGCCCTTATGCGGTATTAGAAGAGAAGATGATTCTGCCTTTCTGCGTTTCCGATTTCACTTTAGGAAACATCTATCAGGATATGGTGCATTACGAAAAGACTCTGGATCGTAGAATCCAAGAGCTTGAGCGTTCACGGCCCTCATTATATGCCAGCAATACAGTTAGAGCTACACACGCAGCTTACGTTGCCACATCCTCCACAACTTACGCGAAACTGAAAACAGTAACATTGACAAACGGCTTGCCTATAATCTATCGCGTGGCAGTAGATATGCGTAGCGCCACAGGCACGACTGTTTGGATAGCCGTCTATCGTAATGGTGTAGCAACAGGATTCGAAGCATCCTCATCCAGCACGGGTTGGGCAGAGAAACAATGGGATATTGCTATAACTCTGTTAGCTGGCGATACATTGGAGATATGGGGCAAAGCACCTTTGGGTGGTACTTGCGAGGTCCAAGATTTTGAATTACGTTACGATCATGCAACGATAAGGGACGCAGTCTATACTACTAGCTAACGAAATGTTTATTTTGTGTAATTCTATGTATAGCTTAGGGTGATGAACGTGCGGCATGTTTATCAAAGCGATGAAGTACCAAAGACCTACCGCATTATTGTAGAGATAAATAAAAATAGATATAATACCGAAACTCAAAACAGCATTATTTCTAGACTTGAGGATTTCTGCCGGAATGATCTTAATCCTTGGCTTGCTGCTCAAGACCAGGATTGGGACCAGGATTCGATTCGGGCGTAATTATAGCTTTTCGTATTTGCGCCCTGCGATATTCTCTCTGCTCTTCACGATGCAGCTTTTCTCTTATTGCTTCCCTAACGAATTCCGATTCGTGATAATATAATT